GATCTGTTGAACTATTTGCTATAGATTCAAAGTTTTTAATTACTCTATTAAGACCTTCTATTTTGACGGACATCCAACTCATCTTCCTGATTAAATATACTTAAGATGTATTGTAATTCTAATAGATAATCCAAGCCAAATTTTTCTTTTAGTTCCAATATTTCCTTCCAAGTTCCAAATCCGCTTCTAACTAGATTAATTATTGGCATTATTTCCAATAATTCAGGATAATCTTTTACAGCTATTACTCTTTCTTTGTTGTCTTTACTGCGTACAAATCTGATAGCTTGGCTTCTTCTACTGTCGAAAGATTCGATAAAAAATGATAAAGCTCCGCCATAAATTCTCTAAATTCTTTCTCAGTACAGTTTGAATTTAATACATCATCCATTGTGGATTTTAAACCTACTTTGCATAATTCTGCCCACCAAATTTCATCAAATTCTAATGCTTCTGTTTGTGATAACTTTCCTTCTTCATTTTTTTTAATAATTTCTTTATACTTATCTTTAAACCATTTAAGGTCTTTCATTGGTATGTTTTCTATAACTGGAAATTCTTTATCTTTAATACGCCAAACTTTTTTTTCTAAATCTAAATACACAGTAAAATTTCGTAACGAATGGTATATAAGGTTATAGATCGCTTACGGATTCTGCTCTTGCAGTAATGCTCTCAATTAAAGCATCAACTGATCCTGCTGAGTGAGTGAAAGAATAATCTGTAATTACTGCATTGGAAAATGTTAGTGTTTTGCTTGGTGATGATGTAAATTTGTATGATGCTGTCCTTGCTGTTTTTGCTTCAAAGTCTGTATAAATTGATGTTTGATTTCCAGCTTTTCCTGCAAATATGTCCACACTAAATGTAATATCTCTTGTAGTTGGTTTGCAATATGTAATATCAGTTTCCCCATTGACTGACATTACTGCCATTCCTCGTCTTACTGTTGTAGAAAATGATCTTTCGCCATAAGTGGTTGAGTTCCATGTAAATGGAGCTCCACCGCCATCAGTATGAACAACTGGATTTGATGAAGTTTCTGATGATTGATAAACAGGTGTTCCAGAGTTTCCGTCAGTTGTGCTTGGCACAGTAATGTCTTTTGCAACAAGAGTCATATTGCATTCCCAAACACCTCTTGTTAATGACATAGTTCCAGTAGTTGCTCTGCAACCTCTCATGTGTTGATAATATTCTGTTCCATTTAGATAATAAGAATATGTAAATGATAATGAAGAATCTGGGCCTGATGTTTGATCTGATGCGTTCCAAAGATATTTCCAAAGTGCTGTATCAATAGGATTAAAGCGAATTGAAAATGAATAAAGTGATTGTGTTTTTACTGCACCAATAACATCCTCAGTTCCCAAAACAGTTTGATCAAAATGCTGAACATCTGGATTAATTGAAAGTTCCGTATTGTTTCCAACTAGTGTAAAAGTTGAAGAAGTTGGAGTCGTGCCAAAATTAGCTGGGGTTGTAACTGTATTACCTTCTGAAACCCATTGAAGTTCCTTAACAATATCTCTTTTAGTTGTTACATTATGTGCTGAAACCGAAGGCATAGAAATAGTCTAAAATACAAAATATAGAGAAGTATTAAGATTTTATTTTATAGTAATAAGCTATTAATTCCCCTTGAGAAACTGGAGTAAAATCTGTTTCCGATTCAGGATCTATTCTATTAAATGTAATTTCCGAATCTTCAAAAAATGCTATTTCTGATGCTGAATCGTCTGATTTTAAAAGCCTAGTTCCACCATTGGGTGCTAATGTCCAAATAATCCTGTTAACTTCATCTTCTATTTGAGTTAAGATTGTTAATGATTCTGCTTGAATTTCAATTAATATTCTAAATATCCAAGCGTGTTTATCATCACCATTAAAATCTAATGAGCTATCTTTTACTCTTTCCCTGCTAAATAAATTAACTCTAACTGAGTTTAATGCAGATTCGTCTTGTTTTGCCATAGAATCTCCTGCCTCAGTATCAGATTCAAACTTTGGAGTAATGTTAGAAACATTTGCGGAAGTCCAGTTTGTTTGCAGTCTGTATCGTATTGTTTTGTCTAGGTTTTCTCTTGTTCCGCTAAGATTTGTAAATGATACTGTCATTCAGATATACCACACAGAACCCCATCTTGTTTCTGATGATGGAACTTGATCCTTATATGACATTAACAGGACTTTGATCATATCCATAATTTGAATGGAAGTTAATTCGTTATCCCTGTTCCCTCTATTTCTTAATATCTCAGATCCCACTAGGTTTGCAATATCTCCTATTGCTGTGGGAACTGTTGAGTAATCTTCATTACGGTTTAATGCAATATTTATTAAAGTAGTTACAGTATTTTGTATAGAAGTAAGTATATCTGGTGTACTTGCTTTAGTTCCACCCCATGCTAACTTTTGCATTTCGTCAGTATTACCGTATTTTGTCATAATACAATTTATATACAATTTGACTATTAGAAGTAATACTATGATGGTTTTGCAGACAAAGTTTAATGTCGAATGGCTCTGTGATGCCAATAAATACATAGAATCGTTCTATGTATACGGTTATGACAAATGGAAAGATGCCCTGATTGTGAATAAGGTCAAACATGATGATGGTTTTGAGAAAGAGTTTGACTTTATTTTAACTAACGGTTTTTAACATTGTCATAATAAATCCTATCTTTTATAATACGATCCTTTGTCCTATATGTCTTATCGTGATATAGTTTAATTCCTGGTATACCTGTTCTTTTTGGATGGTCCTTGAACCATTCATACATTTCGTTGATGATTTCCTTGTCGCCTCTATACAAAGAGCCATGAGATATTGTAGTCTGTGATTCCTTATGCCTAAAGTCAAATGGCTTTTTAAACAGTCTAGGTCTTGGCATGGTTATAACTTGTGGGTGATCTTCCCATATAGGAAAACATGATGCTGGCCTAGTGGAACAGATTTCAAGCGATTTGTTAAGTTTGTCTGCATCTATTATGGCGTATTCGTCAGAATCCATGACTATTAGAAAGTCCATGTCGTATTCTTCTGCAAGTTCCCAATACTTGTTTCTCTTTTCTATCTGCTTGGAATTAAACATTTTGACAAAATGAATTTTACGATACTGTTTCACTATTGATTCTACAAAAGCAGGATCATGTTCTGGTTCATCATCCCTCTGTGCGTATCTTCCGTCTATGATAAAAAACGTGTGAATAAAGTCGTATAAACCGCCCATATCCAACAACCTCTTAAGTCCGTATGGATCGTCAAAAAAATTACACCCTACGCATACTCTAAACATACAAGAAAATAAATGAAGATAGGTATAAACCTATTTGTCTAATTTAGCATGAGCTTGATCAATTCCGAATCCCAATAACAAATTGGCGATTACAAGACCAACGACTCCTACTGTTTCTACCTGATTTGGTATTTCAACCAGATTCACAACACCAAAGGCGGTAAAGCCTGATGATATGATCGCACTAGCCAGTTTTTTAATACTGTAGCCTGATTCAGCTTTCCAATATCCTTGAACTGTTGATGCCATAGCTCCAACAACTGCCGAAACAACTGCTAGTAGTATGATGTTTTCCATATATGGCACAAGCTATCTTACTATATATAAACTAAGTTAAAATTAAAAAGCTAGACAGTAATTTAACAATAAAACATTTATGTGAATCATTTAAATCGTCTTTACCATTTTTTTCCAAATTCTGCTACCTCTTTTGAAATTGCCAGTCCTGTTGTAAGTAATGCACTTAATAAAGATATTATCATTAATTGAGTAAATGATATATCTATATTAAAAACAGTATCAGAAACATTCCCACCGACCAAAGGGCTAAAAAATGCAATTCCAAAATTACCTGTAATTCTATATAAAGCTCGCTTTCTATCCATAATAAAAATAAAAAAAGAATAGAAAAAAGAAAGTTTCTAATCTTGTTTGGAACTTACAATAATGTAAGTATTTGGATCGAGAACGTTTACACCGATTCTGTGTGTCCAGACAACATCCCAATACTGACCTTTAATTAGCTTTTGAAGTTCGATTTCCATCTCTCTTTGTGAAGCTAACCCCCAAGATTTGCCTTTTACACAAACCAAGTTTCTGTGAGAATTTGCTGCTGTCAGTAGTTCGTTGGTTATCATAATATCAATACCGTACAACTGTTCAAGTTGTCCAAGTCTTGTGATATTTGCGAAACCAATTTGTGTGTAGTCTGTCAGTCCGCTTGAAGTCATTAGGCTTTCAAATGCTCTTGGTGCGATAAAGGCTATTAGGTTGCCAGGACTTGTGTCTTGACCTAATTGTTCCAAGTATCTTTTTGCGAAACTTAGACCATCTTCATCAAATTCGCCAGTTGCATCTTCAAGTGTTGATGTAGTAACTGCACTACCGTCACTTCCACTTATGTGGTATGGTGCTGTAGTTGTTCCCCCATAATCACGATCTGTTGAAGCTAGGTCTTGAACAACTAGTTTATGCTCATCTCGAATTGCTTCGAGTCTAGCAGTTTCTCGCAAAGCGTTCAGGAACGCTGCTGGAAAATTCTCTAGTTCGCCTTTTTCTACAACTTGTCGCCATCCTCTGATGTTACAAGTAACGTCAATGGATGTTAGGGTGTGTGTTACTGCTGTGATGTCCGTATTTGGACTTTCGGTAATAGATCCTGCATTTGGCACAGTAATTCTGTAAAACCTTGCAGTATTCTGTCCAGTTGGAACAGATTGGTATTGTCCGAATTGTCTGATTGGCTTTGCTGTCTTTGAACCTAGTTGAATCGAAATCTCGGAAGATTGTACGACTCCTGGAATTGTTCCAGAGGTAGAAACTGCTTCTTGCACATCACCATGAGTTCCATTTACAGGAACGGTGTGAGCTCTTATCCAGTTTTCCTTATCAATGACTAGTCTGCCATAGCCGTTTTCAAAGATTTTATTCAGGAAAGATTTTGCTTGTTCCTCTGTGAAGTTTTCCTCAACATATTTTTTAGATGATGTTTCGGTGACTTCTGACTTTGGAATCCAAGCTTCTTTCAACTCAGAGATAACACTTTTCAGGGTTTTCTCGTTTGAATCTTGGATCTTTGCTACTGCTGCATCTACTACTTTTGCGGTATCAATAGTTTCGATAACTTTTTCAGTTTCTACTACTACTTTTTCGGTTACGTTCTCCACTTTAGGAGATTCCTCTGTCATATTTTGACATGAGCAGGTTGGTTTATTGGAAGTATTTTCTTCTTTTGTAATAATCATTTCATGTGTAACATCAACTTCCATTTGTTTTTTCATTGAACCGCAAATTGCTGTTGCTGAATCGTTATCAAGTCCTTTGGCTATATGTGCTGCAACACATGATGCGAAATCTGGATAAACTCCCATTGGTTCTTGAACTGATGTATTTTCTATAACTGTTAATGTTGATTCTGGAATACCAGGAGTTTCTACGATTGATAGTTCTTTAGGAGCTGATAAAATTGGTGCTTCAAAACAACCTTTTCCCTCTGGATGGCAAATTTGTGAATCTCTTGCAACCTCAGCTCCTATCGAAACTTGAAAATTATGTTCATCTATAAACTTTTGAAATCGTGGATCTGTAATTTCTGCTTCGTAACGAACTTGATTTTTTTGTGAGTCATACTTGAATCGTGCCTTACCTATTATTCCCTCTTGTGATTGATCGTGATTCCATCTGAGAGGAACTTCTAAACCGTCAAATTTAGCCAGCTCTTGAGGCCAGTAAAATATTCCGTTTCTGCTAACTCTAGGAGTAATCGCTAATCCAGAAATGCGAGTAGCCATGAGTGTAACTCTTTAAATCCAAACATAAGAAGTAATGTAATCCAATTTTAGCAATTTACCTGATTCCTGTTTGGTGTCTTAATTTCAATAAATTCCTCAAGCATTGAAACGACCTTTGTAAAGTCTTTCTTGCCCTCAACTAGCATTTTAATATCTGTCGGTTGCATCATTTTACCGTTGGCCTGACATACTGATTCTATACTATATAATGATTTTCCGTTTACAGGTATCGCCTCAGTAATGCCTATCTTTCCCGAATATGCAGTTTGTAACGAATTGACAGGTGATTTCATTGTTCCGAATAGAGATCCTTTGTATGCCGTTTCAACAACCATTGATCCCATGACTTTGATTGGAATTTCAATCTTGTGTCTTGTTTGCGAAAAGATAAACTTACGACCAGCAGTAGTAGTTGAAGAAACTACAACTACATCAAGATCATAATCGTCACTATAGTTTAAATGCGAAAAAGTCAACCAATAAGCACTTCACCAGAAAATTTAAACTCAGAGCTTAGCGGTTTTCTTGAATTTAATTTTGGTGTCCAGTATATGAAAATTTCCTGAATTTGATTTGGTCCTAATGCTTGCGGAAACTCAAAGGCCAGTTCGGAGTTGTCAGATTGGACTAGTATGTTTTCTATCTTCCATTGAGGATCAGTATTTTTCATATAAACACGATATTTGTTTGTCTTGCCAAGCTCGACTCTGCCCAAATCCAATGCTTCAAGAACAAATTTGCAATCCTGATCAGAGTATAGCCTTATCATTCCTTTAGCTCCTTGATAAATTTAATTATTTCGTCAGTCTTTTTACGTTTTTCAGCACGATCCAATTCTTCTCTCATGGTAACCATAGTTTTTAAATCTTGCATAGCACGTTCAACTACAGTTTCATCTTCGGTTTCAGGTTTATTGGAAGTAAGTTTGTTAGTCGGAGTTACTGATGTAATTGGCAAAGTATCTTTCATGTCAGATTGATCAATATCTAATGCTGTAGTTTTGAGAATGTATTGCCTTAGTTCTGATCGTTTGATGCCGTTATCACGATACAATGTTATGGCATCTGGAACAGTCATTTCGGCTTTGCTTTCAAACTCAAAGACTATGTTAATGTCTGATGCCTTTGTTTTGTTTCCCAAGCTTCTTAGAAACGGTATGATAACCTCATCTCTTATCTGTAATCCTAGACGTTTTTGAATCCTTTTGACCTTTCTGATTAGTACGGAATCGGTTGATTCTGATGCTGCCCTTGCGGTAAACCCTGCGTTAAAAAACTGTAATGGAAACTTGCTACCAGGCTCTATAACATCTCTTTGCAAATGTTCGACATATCCATCAAACTTTGCATTTCCGTTGACTTCAAACTTTTCAACCTTAAACGCCTTGTCGGTTACAATCTTCATTCCTGGCTTTGCTTTCTTTAAAGCATCTGCCTGTTGCTTGATAAAGTCCTCACCAGCATCCTCAAACTGGAACATTAACAACGGACTAGCGTAGGCATGGAATATCTCTGCCATAGCGTTTTCGATTTCTTTCATTTGAATTAGAGGTGAATCGTATTTTTTACCCGATCTTGGATCTTCATAATCCGATAGTATGCTGTGGAATATTCCTCTACCCCAAATCTCTCTTGATACATTAGATAACTTGAAATGAATAACATCTTTAGCAGGAATGGTAATGTGTTTGTTGTTTACGTCTTGCAGATATGATTTGATATTGCCTTTCTTATCCCTTATTACTGATTTTATGGTATCGACAGGAATTTCTACAAAGTCTGCGTTTTTTGGAGCTTTTTCCCAAAGAAGATTGCCTACTCCGACATAGGAATATAACCCATCTTCTAGCATTTCCTCAAATTTAATTTCGGCAAGCCAGTCATTGACTATCTCCTGCGTTGAGTTTTTATTGATTTTAATTTTCATACCAGAACCCATAATCATTTGGACATAGGTTTCCCTTGCCATATCTAGCCTTGGATCTTTGTTTATTGCATCTATCATCTCTGAAAACGGTCTATCTGGTTCAAATTCCGTTACGAAATCTGACTCATTGACTTCGCTTCTGTGATTAAATGCCTCTAAGACCGACAATGTTCCAGTATATTCTGGTTTGATTTCTACGATTTTTGGTAAAGTTTTACGTTTTGTGGTCGTACTTTGCTTAGTTGAGTTATAAATATCGCCCATTTTACATTGGTTTTTTGTCTTTTGGTCAAAAAGGAAGTAATTATATTATAAATTATTCAAAAAACATTTCGTCAGAACCGTTTACGCCTACACAGGTAAGCTTGTTTGTCGAATCCTCAAGTATGATTCTCATGCGATAACCGCCATGAAGTGCTGGTGCATTGTTGACTGTAAATTTGATTGTGAATACTCCTGAGCCTGCACTTACAGTTATGCCTGATGTTGTCGAATAAACGACATTGTTTTCCTGATTGACGAATTTGAGTGTGGGTGTAAATGAAGCTATTGATGCAGTTGTCGATAGTTTGTCGTCAGTATATACTGTTCCGCTTAAGTCAAAGGTAGCCGAATCCGTATAATCGCCATAAGCCCACTTTTTTTCGTTTAGTTTTAAAAACAAAACCATTATATTTTTATATTTAGAGTTTGTTATTAGAAAGTATTGCTTAATGCTCCAATAGACAATAAGCCACTTATGCGACACCCTGAAATTGAAAAATTAGCAGATAAACTAATATATGAAATAGTCAGATTTCCCATGTATATAACTGATGAAATGGTTATGGAAAGGTTGCAAAAAACAACTGATGTAAACGTAATGTATTATATTTCGCACATGAATGGAATAATACCCATAGTTACAATAGGATGTTGGAAGTCATTTGTTGCGGACTTTTCTAAGAAATTAAAAAGGCTATCATCCGATACCAGCTATAACACCAGAACCTAGTTTATAATAATACATAGCCAGTAGAAACGCATCACCTATGTCGAATGGATTTTGCGTAGTCTTGTTTGGCAATCCTTTTTTGTTTGTCTTGATTGTCATTAACTGTGATTTTAATTTTTTAAACATTGGGTGTATTTCTACCGACAGATTATCGACATGATTGACAGAGTAATTAAGCATACGTTCACCATGCAAGCCAAAAGAAACACCGTTTACTATTAAGTGGTATTTATCCCTAAGATCCTTGATTATTTCTGGAACTGCGGAATCGCAAATCACCTTTTTGGTGTTAAACCTTTTTGACAGATAGGCAATCTTTTCTACCATGTCAATATATGATGCACGTTTGTATGATTCCGCAAATATGACACTTTTTTTGCCTTTGCGTTTTTGAATTATGACTATGCCAAACTCTGATGTGCCGAATCCTGGATCTGCTCCTATTATTCTATCATTTGTATCATCTGCTTCATTCCATTCATATTCCTTTGATGTTATTTCATCAAGTTTTTCGGGTGTAAATATGTCGCCTGTGTTTTTACCCCATACTCCAAGATACTCACGTTCAAATGACCTTGCCTTAGCTGCTTCGCTTATGTATTGTGGTGAAAAGATAGAGGTGTTTGTTTGCGAATCTGTTTTAAGGCCAGCTTCAACATAAAAATGGTGTCTTTTATAGATGGTGTTTTTTTCCCCCATAATATCGAAGAAGAACCCTGTCGGAGTTTCACCTGCTGTAGATACCCAAACAACCCATGAATTTGACTTACCAATATATCTTTCTCCAACGGTTCTAACAATGGAATCGTCTTTGAGTTTGAAGAACGCTGCTTCATCTCCAAAAAAGCAACTAACTTTTGGTATACCTCTAGCTGAATGGATGTTATTTGACGGATAACATTGTATTCTATGTCCGTTGATTTCGAGTTCGTATGCTCCATGATCCACATACTGTAGTCCTTTTTTAATTAAAAAGTCTTTTGTTCTAAGAATCAAATCCTGTGCAAGATCAACGTTTGGACCTGTGATGATGCAGCATACCTTTCCGTAAAAAAATGGATCTGTAAACGATTTCCAAACTAACCATAAGAGCATGAACTCTGTTATGCCTAATCCAGTTGCCTTATATACCGCAACGCACTTATTTTCACTAAGGGATTGAAGTAACTCCTGTTCGTATTCGTACACAGGATGATAAATCCCATCCCTTTCTGGGCCACCATGAGGATAAAAAATATAATGCCAAAAACAGCAACACTCTTGTTTTGAAACCGAGTTGCTACACCAAAACTTTTTAGGTATTTGGGGTATGTCCTCAGTTGTCGCTGATGCTACTATCCTCAGCGTTTCCTTGCTCGCTAACCCCATCTTTTATCTCCAATTTAGCTATAGGCATTGTTCCAATCATCTTTTCCCTTTCTCGTTTTAACTTCTTAACTCGTATAGGAAGTTCCACATCTTGCAGAAGCTTAAACCTGTCAACTTTAATTTCATGCTTAAGCCTCATCAGTTTGATTAGTGTTTCAGAATTTGGCAACTC